CGATAACTCTCTTGCCTTGGTCATGGGCTATTCTCCTAGTGCTGAGGCTGCATCACGTTCTGTGCGAGTGCTGTAATCTTCACGGGCTGTTACCAGAGCCACAAAGTCAGCTTGGTTGCTTGGGATTGAGTCTGTAAAGCTAGAGTCATTCATTAGCTTTGTAGTCCACTCTTGTTGCATCCGTTTCCAGCAATTGTTCTTCTTGCCTGTAACTGCATCTTGCACCCAATCGTTGATGCTGAGTAAGTCGTTAAGCATTACTGCTTGTTCGGTGTCGGTTACTTCTACTGTGATTGTTAATGTTGCCATTAGTGTTTCCTCGTTTATGGTGGGTTATTTCGCCCTGTTGCTAGCAGACTAGGTGGCCTGTAAATATTGTTTGGTCATCGTAAGTAGTCTGTGAAGTACCTTGATTTTGGAAAATCTTTACATTCGCTATGTCACCTGCATCCATGTCAGCAAGAACGTGTATATGTCCATAGGAATATGTAGGATCAGAAGGACGAGATACACCACTATATAATTCATAGTATGTTCTATTAGATGTTTGTAGCTGAAGGTAATAATAATTTGCTGAACTATCCCAATCTACCCATAAAATTTGGACGTTAAATTGATACTTTCCCGTAACAGGAGCGGTAAAAGTCTTAGTTGTCGTATTAAAGTCTGAATTTTGGTCAAAGGTTTCAATGTTAAAATTAACTAGAGTGTAAGTTTGTAAAGGTAAGGCTGAAGTATTCCCACCTCGTACTTGAAAAGCTGGCTGATAAGGCTTGGTGACTATGCCAGCACTGTTTATGCGCATACGTTCTGTTAACGTCGAACTACTTGAACTGTTTGCGTAAAATGCAAGGTGTCCTATACTGTCGCCTGATGATATATATCTTAAACCAACCGCAGGGTTTGTATGACCGCTTCCTAAGAAGGTTATAATCCCGTTTTCTGCACCAGAACCCTCAAGCCTTAGTTCTGGATTGCCAGATGTAGTGCTTTTTAAATGCAAGTCAGCACTAGGCGTTACACCAACACCCACGTTGCCTGTAAACACAGGGCTAGCAATGGGAGCCTTGAGAGCCAAAGCAGTGTTAGTAGCTTTAGCAGACAACAGCGTATCAGCCTCTGTCTTACTATAATGATCTGCTACAGTAAACGTCTTCAAAGATATAACAGTCACTTCATCATTCAATAGCAGTGCTACAGTGAACGTGATGCTGTTGCCGTTGGTCGCTGTGAAGTCTGTTGTGTCTGTAAGCAATACGCCATTGACGTAGACTTCAATGAATCCCACTGTGTAGCTTAGACCTGTCTTTACTGTCTGACCTGCTGTGGCTAAGAAGCTAACTTTCTCTTGAGCCTTGAGACTTAATTTTGCTGATCTGCCTAGATAGCTCATGTCTTACTCCGTGGCTGGTAACAATGCTTTCAAAGCTGCTGCATCACTGGCTGCATCCATGCTCACTTGCAATGCTGCATCGTTGGTACGGATGGTTGCACGGGCTGCTTCGGCTGCTTCACTCTCGGCAGGGATTGTTGCTTTGATGTCTAGTGGTGCAAACGCTGCGTTTCGTGCTGCTCTACGAGCGTCATGTGCAATGACTTTGGCTTTTGTCATGTCTACTGTAATCATGCTAGTGTCTCCAATTTATTAATTAAGTCTTGCTCAGTAGGCATGACTGCTGGTCGTGCTAATGTGCTTTGTCTGCCCGTTGTGATACCGTGACTTGTTACAGCCGTAGGTGCTTCATCTGTTTCATAGACTTCAATAGAGAAGATGTGAGGCAAAGGCGAGTCGTTATGTATGATACTGACTGACCCATGTAGGGTATCTGTTAGTGACGAGGCTTTAAGATTAAAGTCTGTGCCATGCCCTAACGCTGTAAGGCATAAGTCGCTACACTCTTCACCTGTCATGCTGGTACAGTCAATCATTACTTCATGTGTGACTATCATTATTTAATCTCATTTACAAAGAACATAGAACCTTCCGCAGTACTAGCAAGCAATAACCCAGTACCTCCTCCAACTCTCCATTTCTCTTTAATGGTATGTGACCCTGCTGACAATACTGCACTCTGGCCCTGTGGCGAAATCATATTCCATTGGCTAGAAGCCGCTTGGTCTTGAATCAGCCCAGTAGTTCCAAATTGAAGCGCATTATCAATAGTAAAGTTAAACACCATATCAGCACCAACAGTGTTATTCCTGATTGTATGACAAGCCCCAAAATAAATAGGATTTGCACCCGTAGTAATAGTAATAGAAGAACCTGTCACTTCAACTAATGAAGTGCTTGTGGTTGAAACATTACCAGCAGTTCTAACTACCCTGCCGTAAGCTGGAGGGGTAGTATCCCAGTTATCATCACCTCTAATTATGCTACTCATGCACCCACTCCATCGGTTAACGTAGCCTCGTCCACTGCCCATGCGTTTCTGAATGTGCGGTCTGAAGGTACTACATCATCAGCGACAATCTTAAACTTCAATCCCGTTGGTACGTCTTTCAAAGCAGTCTGTGCGTCAGTAAGTGGGCAGTTCGCTGCTGGCGTTATTACGGCTACACTTCCGTCTGTTTGTTGGTATATGATTTTCATTTGTTTGTTCCTTTAATTTCCGAATACTTGGGCGCATACATTAGCAGAATCAACATCAAGACCATCATATTGAGTCCCTGTCTGATTTCTTGTAATTATCATACGAAGGCTAGACGCAACAACTCCCCCGTACCTAGCTTGTATATGCTGAGAACTGTACTGAGCAGAGGTATTATAATGCTCCACACCTAACGAGAAAGAATAATTGGCGTTAGCCATAGAATTGGTAAAATTAACTGTGTAATCAGCTTGAGCATTATCAGTAATACTACTCACGTTATATGCGCTATTAATAGCAACAGTGCCCTCACCATTAAAGTTAACCCAAGCCTTTGCCATACGCTTATCTAACGCTGGAATACTAGGCTGAGTCGTTGTGGTTCCGTCTGAGTGCAGGAGGGTGTTTGCTTTGATTGTTGACATTATGCTTGGCCTCCCATTATTAGAACATCGTTAATCTTATTGTCCCTTGTAGAATAGTCAGAAGGATTTGCGGCTCTGACTTTAAAATTACTCGTACTTCTAGCTACTCTTGCAGGGCCAATCACTCTGTTGTTGGAGTCACCATGACTGCTGGTGTTACTTTCTTGCGTTGAGCAAACAGCAACATAGTTAATATTAGCCAGAGAAGTATCAAAGTTAATGGTAAAAAGTCCTACTCCATCGTCTGTAATTGAACTGACGTTTTCAGAGTTATAAATTGAAACAGTTCCTATTCCATTCCATGATACCCAAGCCGTAGGTATTAGCTGCTGACTCTTTACAGTAGGTATGCCACCTGACGCATTTTGTATGTCGTTTGCTTTAATTGTACTCATTAGATAATCACCCATGTTGAGCCGCTACTTACTGTCACGGTTTTTCCCGCATTTACAGTAATATCGCCTATGGTACTTGCGTTGGTGCTAGATGGAATTGTTATGTCCTCATTGATCACTTGTGCGTTGGTTCTGATAATTGAATTGAGGCCAAGGCTAGGCCCACCAAGAGCAACGGCAGAGTTAATCTTTGCTGCTGTAATTGCACCATCTACAACCTTGGCTGTGGTGACTGAACCATCTTTTAGTTCACTTGTACCAACAGATTCAAATGGACTGACGTTACCTATGTAAGCCATATGCTACTCCTATGCAATCTCAAGAATACTAGCGAACACTTCTAAGTCTCCAGCGACTGACGCTGTAAGTCCTAAGATGTCACCAGCTTCTAAGTTAATAGGCTTATCCATTAGTAAGGTAGCATCTGCTGGTACTGGAACAGTCTTACAAATATGACGATAGGTTGTGCCTCCGTCTACTGTAACCTCTACAGTTACATCTGCATCGTTGACACCATCAATATTAGATATGTATAAAGCATGGATTACTGACTGTGTGCTCGCTGGTGCTGTGTATAACGTAGTGCGTGATGTGCCTATAGCAACACCAGCGTTCTTAAATGTATTAGCCATTGTTAGCCTCCTAGGGCGATAGCCATGGCGACACTTGCACCGATGGGGTCATAAACTGTGGTTAGATTGTTAATTGCTGTGGTTACTGCACTTGAGGCACTGGAGGCACTTGAGGCTGCGTTAGTAGCCGATGTACTTGCTTCTGATGCTTTAGTGGTTGCTGTTGATGCGCTTGTGCTGGCTTCTGAGGCTTTGGTAGTTGCTGTAGAGGCACTTGTGGACGCACCTGAGGCACTAGAGGCTGCTGCGGTAGCGGAGTTAGCTGATGCAGTAGCTGAGTTACCAGAGTTAGTGTTTGATGTAGCCGCATTAGTAGCTGATGTACTTGCTTCTGATGCTTTAGTGGTTGCTGTGGTAGCACTGGCTGCTGCTGCGGTAGCTGAGTTAGCTCCTGCTGTGGCAGAGTTAGCGGATGCTGTAGCACTGTTGGCTGAGTTAGTGGCTTGTGTGGAAGCTGTGGATGCACTAGCTGCTGAATTGGTTGCTGATGTAGCTGCTTCTGATGCTTTGGTAGTTGCCACAGTTGCCTGTGCAACGGAAGTGTCTTTACTAGCAGAAGATGCTGTAGCACTTAAAGCTGATTGAGTTGCCGCATTGGATGCGTTAGTAGCGGAGGTGCTTGATTGTCCTGCGCTAGTGGATGCGTTAGAGGCACTGTTAGCTGCCGCTGTCGCTGAATCTGTGGCATTGATTGCCTGTTGTGTTATTTCATTGAGAGTGGAGTCTTGCGTTGAATCACCAGAACCACCTGTACCTCGGTATATCGCCATCTTGTTTACACCACTTCAAGAATTAAAAGAAAATAAAAGGGAACCGCAGTTCCCCTTTAGTGTCACTAGCAGTGATTAGCCGTTTACAGCCATCATAAAGCCAGTCTCAGGACGTAATACCTGAGTGCCGTACAAGCGATCAGCAGTGTACAAGGTTCCTAAGAACTCTTGCTTGTACTGAGTCTGTGAACGTACACCTTGCTGTTCTGCAAGTACCATAGTGTCCTTGTGACACAACATAGCACCACGGATTTGACCGCCAGCAGAGTTCTCAGAAGCAGTCTCAAGAACAGGAGCGTTAGTGGATACCATAATGTCGATACCATACAACTCACCGATCTTACCATTCACAGTGCCTTGACCATTAACAAAGTCAGAGCTAACGTAACGATCAATACCCATGATAGCATTACGTAGTGAAGGTGGAATAACTAACGAGCGTCCATCCATAGGGGTGTCTGCATCGTCCATCTTCTGTACCATATCACGGAAGAAAGCATCGGTAAACAAGTCACCAACAACCATCTGGTCAACAGCGTAAGCCGTAGTACCTGTAGATGCGTCATTGTAGAAGGTAGCGCTGGTTACAAAGTTAGAACCATCACCATCACCAAAAGACTTACCAAGCACAAACAAGTCATCATCTACTTGCTTACCTAGGGCATAGCCAGCATCACCAGTATAGAACTGACGTAGTGAAGCAAGTGCTTGTACGTTAGTAATATCTTCAATCATGCGTGAGTATTCAAAGTGCTTGTTAATGGTGACTAGAACTTCACCTTCTGTAGCGTTCTGAATAGTTACTGCTGTGTTTTCAGCCTTAGCTGACGCAACACCACGGGTAGGCTTAGGGATATGAATAGTATCGCCTTTCTTACCTTGCATTGCAATCTTCTTGACCAGAGGTGCAAGAACTAAAGTTTTCTCATATGCTGCAATTACTTCATCTGACCAAATCTCGGGGATGAATGTTGCTGCTGAGGTGTTATCTACCATACCGCCTGTTGCGGGATATACGGAAGTAGCCATTTTAAATTTCTCTCTATATTAGGTTATTTGACCCTCTTTTCAGCGTATGCTTTTTGAATATCATCTGAAAGAGCTAAGTAGCGTTCTGGGTCTGTTTTCATTAGTTTAATAATATCAGCTCGTCTATAGATTTTCTTGGAAGTGCTTGAGTCGGGATTGCCACGTGTGTAGCCATTCGACCCTTGGTTGACAGCCTGTTGCCTACCTTCTTTCTCAGACTTCAATGTTTGATTGATAGCACCTGAGCGATCTTTCCATAAAGAGAAAAGTTCATTAGCTGCTTCCATGTCAAAATGTTGGTCTGCCTGTACAAACATACGTGTCCTTACGGGTGAGGCTTGAATCCACTCAGCGAACTTGGGGTCTTTTACAATCTCAGGTATCTCTGGGTGATCTTTCTGTAGTACAGCCATTGAGGTTTGCTGTTTATAAGCTCTCGTTGACTCTTCTGCTGCCTTTACCGATGGGTGATTATTAATCGCACGTTCTATTGCTTTCTCAGGGTCAGAATAAAAATCTATGTCTTCATCTGTTTCGCTTGCTCCTTGTGCTGCTGGAGTTTGCGAGTCGAGTTGTGTGTTGATATAGCTATCGACTACTTTACGTAAGTCACCTACTTCTGAGCTTTGGCGACCTAGGAGCTTTTCAGCTTCTTGGTGCATCCTTACTACATCTTCAAGTGATTTACCATTGTACTTATCAGGGACTGCCTCAGGTTCATTTGACGCTTGGGTTACCTCTTGCGGAGGTTCCACAGTGCCTTGTGTATCTTGAGCCATGTCGTCTAAACTATCAAAACGCTCGGATTGTAATTCCTCTTCTTCGAGGATAACTGCTGCCATATTAAACTCCGTACCTTAGTATTATGGAGAGGGATTGAAAATGAAAGCTTCCTAGGATTAGGAGTTAACTTTCTCTGCTTGCACTCTGCCTCGCTCATGGTCTTTAACCCACTTTAGAGTTGCTCCAGCAAAGTCGCCAGAGAAGGGTTCTAAAGAAGAACGGGGAGAGGAAAGTTGTCTGGTTGCTATGGCGTCACATGACTTACATTTCTGTGTGTCAGGTGAGCCTTTAACCATGTGTTCATTTAAGTGACCTAGTGTGCATTTGTAATCGTATACTTTATACATTAGCATCTGCACTTAAGGACTCTTGTCCTTGTAGATT